TGAGAATTGGTTTGGTCTGCGCGGCTATAACCCATGGATTGACACCGGCCGCGCACTCGCGACTGAATAGGGCGGCTATTCTGTTCTCGAAGGTGTCTGTTGGGGACCTTGTGATGAGGTTCTCCGACCTGACGCCACCCTGCAGTTCAAGGGCGAGAATGGCTGTCTGAAAAGTAAGCGAGCCATGTTCAACGCTTGCACGGTCAATTTACCGGGTTGTTGGGTGCCCAACGTGCATTCTGTGTGTAGCTGCAACGAGAGAGCGGCCCTGCTTTTACGCTCTCTCAAGTGTACTCCTCTCGCCACGAAGGAAGGACAGGCACTTATGAAACCTGCTTATGCCTGGTTGAGGCAAGTTTCTAGGTCCTTGCAAGTGGTCACCCGTACACACCATGAAATCGCGATGGGTTATAAAGGGAAACTTCGCGAGAGGTACTTGAAGGCTGAGGAGAGTCTTTTGTCAGAGGGGCCCGTGGCCAGACACGATACTCGTCTTTCGGCTTTCCTCAAGGCGGAGAAGTTTAACGGGATGTCCAAGTTCGCCAAACCGCGCATGATCTTTCCCAGATCGTACAGGTATAACTTGGATCTCGCAACTCGCCTTAAGCCTTTCGAACACGAGCTCTGGCGAAAGCTTAGGGCTAAGCGCTCGTGGGGTGTACCGTCCACAAGGGTTGTGGCTAAGGGGCTGGGGCCTGGTGCCAGGGCGGACCTGATCAGGCGGAAGTTCGAGGCGTTCGGAGGGCGTTGCGTTTGTTTTGAGGTGGATGCATCTTCTTTTGAGGCACACAATGATGTCTGGCAGTTAAGGCAGGAGCATAGGATTTATCATGTTGCATTCCCGGGTGATGCCGGTTTGCAATCGCTCTTGTCAGCGCAGCTAAGGAATCGAGGGATCACTTCTCTGGGGACTAAGTTTTCGCGCGAGGGGGGTAGGGCCAGTGGTGATTTGAATACGGGCATGGGTAACTCTCTGACCATGCTCGCCGTTGTTGTAACCGTCCTTGAAGGGATGGGCCTCTCCAGGTATGACACCCTGGTGGATGGTGACAACGCATTGGTCTTTATGGACCACACTGAGTCGCCTCGTGTTGTGGCTGAGTTCGCG